GTTTCATCGCCCGCGGCGAGATGACACCCAAGCATGGCCCTGGTGCCACTGCTGATCGACTGCTGGGAAACCAGAAGTTCGATCAGGTTGAGTGGACCTGGCGGTTGGAGGAGGTATTTCCGTCTTCGGACTATCTTCTCCCTTCCTACCGGTACTACCGGAATCTGGAGGATGTGGACTTTCTCACCCTGGAACAGGAACGGCCCGTAAGGGTCATCGATGTTCCTAAGACTGCCAAGACACCACGCCTAATCGCGATTGAGCCCACCTGCATGCAATACACACAGCAGGCAGTTCTTTCGCTTTTGGCGGAACTCTGCGAGCACGATGACATCGTGCAGCGGTTCATCACTCTTCGTGTTCAGGAACATAACCAGTTCCTTGCACGGATAGGTTCCCTTGACGGGAGCCTCGCAACGCTCGATCTGAGCGAGGCGAGTGACCGTGTCTCGAATCATCTCGTCGAAGTTATGCTCCATGGCTACACTGACCTTTCTGAGGCAGTGCAAGCCTGTAGGAGTAGACGAGCTGACGTGCCTGGGTACGGGGTAATCCCCCTGACCAAGTACGCGTCAATGGGGTCGGCCCTCACTTTCCCAATAGAATGCATGGTGTTTCTCACACTATGCTTCCTAGGGATCGAGAAGGGTCTAGGTCGACAACTTACCCTCAAGGATGTGGTTAACCACACTGGAAGGGTGAGAGTGTATGGGGATGACTTAATTGTCCCCACCACAGATGCAATGAATGTCAGAGACGCACTTACCCATTACGGGTTCGTCGTCAATGAACGCAAGTCCTACGCGCGAGGTAACTTTCGCGAGTCTTGCGGCAAGGAGTATTTCCGAGGCACAGACGTAACCGTCGTAAAGTGCCGAAGGGAGTTCCCCGAGCCATTCACTGAGCGGAAAGGTTGGAGAAGAGGGAAGGACGCCGAGAACATCGAGCGTATCATCTCTCTCGTTGAATTCCGGAACCAGCTGTTTAAGCGTGGTTTCGAGAAGACAGCAGAACTTCTTGACCCAATGATCAGACGGGTTCTACCCGTCTGGCCAGATGGCAAGGAGACTTCTCCAGGACTGATCAGACTCACTCATGATCCCATCTCTTTCGAGAAATGGGATCGGGATTTGCACAGAGGGAAAGTCAAAGCCTTTGTGCCGGACTACAAGATGCGAAATCTTGCACTTGATGGTACCGGAGCTCTGCTCAAACACTTCCTTAAGCAAGGATTGGAACCCTTTGCTGACAGGAATCACCTAGAACGTTCAGGACGTCCCGTGGCCGTCAAGCTAAAGCTGCGGAGTGTCTCACCCCTATAGGGGTGAGTGGGTAGTAGGATCCATAAAAGGTCCCTACCTTGGCGTTACCTTCACAAGAGGTAGCGGGGAG